GCATAGTCTTGTGGTGTAGCACCACCAGGAACTACTTGGTCTGCCGCAAAAGCATTAGTGCGAGCAACACAACCTAAAGCATTTTGTGGAAGTAATTCATAAGTTACATAGCGAGGCAACTTAGCGGCAGCATCATAACCAACAAAATATGCTTGCCGGCAGATTGGTGATGTTGGTGGATTTGCCTGTGGAAATCCATATGGCGCATGCGTCATACATTGTGCTTGTGCAAAGTTTGGTCGTTGTGTCCAAGCGTGACTTGTTAAAGCCGTTAAAGCTAAAACAAACGATAATAGAATTTTTTTCATCATTTACCTCTATGTTGTTCTGTAAGTGAATACATCATCAATTTCACCGGTTTTAGGATAGAATATCAAAACACCATCATGCTCTTGAATTAACTTGGTGTTGTGTGTATCTTGTAGTGTATTTATAAAAGCATTCCAATCCACATCAATTACGAACCTTTCATCTAGTTCTCCTTCACGGAATCGTGGGTTTTCTGGTGACCTGAAGTTCCGAATATCATCACAAACAATAACATCATTTTCATAATTAGGTTTCAATTTCTTAATTAATTCAATTTCAGGAATTAACGGAATACGATGTTCTTCTGAAGTATCATCTGTTCCATAATAATCAGGAAAGTGTGCATCCAACCAGAACAAAGTCTTTGCATTGATTGTTGGTAGTGCATTCTCAAAGAAAGCCAAACTTTCCGAATGGACAATGTTTGCTTGGGGATATTTACCTTGACATTCTGTAACATATTCTTGACCAATATCACATGAAGCAACATCCGAATAGCCACTTTTGTAAGCATAACCAATACCATCACCATGCCATGATCCAGTTTCTACAAATTGGGTGAGATTGAATTTTTGTCTATAACTACCGATATCAATATGAGATAACCAAGTCATAATTTACCTTTATAAAAATTAATTGCTTTCACCAAACCTTCAATGTGGTCTTGTGTTTTTTGTTTGAACAATAATGGTTGTTCATCTTCTACTGCCATAATAATTACTAGATTATCAATTGGTGTGCCAATCATTTCTTCATACATCAAAGAATATGCAGCCGTCTGCCAATAATAATCTTCAATATCTTCACTTTGTTTAATTCGTTTAGATGTTTTGAAATCAATCACCGATAATACACCATCAAACTCACCAATACAATCTACACGACCTGCCATGCCTAATTGTTTAGACCACAAAGCACATTCTTGGTAATGAATATTGTTAATACGATTAAGTAATGGTTTTAATGATACAAACATTTCAAAGGCATCAGGTCTAACGCCTTCTTTTTGACTTAGGTTGGTTTCATTATTTAAGTAGTATTCACATAATGTATGCACACCTGTACCACGACTAGTTGCTTTCTTTGATACACGATTGGCTTCTTCTTCACCAACTCGCTTGCGCCATCGCATAATGGCTTCTTTCTTTTGGGCGCCAAGCACAGTAGTCACCGATGGTAATCTAGTACCATCTTCTAATGTGTAGTATCTTTTTCCATCGGGGAATGTTTCTGATTTTAAATCTGGTAATGATTTAGGTGGGCAATAATTGAATGTCATTATGTAAAGTATGAGTTCTCATGAGGATTATATGATTTATGTAGGTCTTGTTTGGATAGTTCTTTTTCTTGTTTAGCAATTTCTTGTAACTGCTCTTTAATTCTGTCCTTGTTCTGATATTCGTAATACAACCGCTGTTGTTTGGACATTCCTCTTTTTTTGCTCATCAAAACTCCTATTGTTATTATTATTGTTTAACAGGCGAGGAATTTTTTCTACGGGGGCAATTTTGTTATCAAATTTGACTCCTTCGTAATGCTGAATTGTTGAAGAAATAGGATTTATTACCATTCTCTTTGCATCTTAGTTTTGTGGCCGGATTTAATAGTATTACCTGGTACCGATTCTTTAATACGATTAATTACATACTTCTCAAAAGTTGAATCTGCTTTACCCATTCCAGGAACGGACAAACGAGAACCATCAGAATAAACTGGAAAGTTCTCGGCAAAAATATGTTGTTCTAAATAGGGATTATCAATTTTGAATTGGTCAAGAACTGTATATGACATACGATGTTCTTCTACCTCTTTGGTGTTAGTATTAACAAATGTATATGTTGGCATTAATAAGTCAATCCTAATTCTTGGTTAGTATCATGTAGTTTTTGCATCATCATTTCATTAAACCATTTTGGTCTATTCCTACTATTTATCTTACCTTTCCATGACCACAAATGTTGTTTATTCATTACATAGTAATTATGATACGATTGCAGAGAATTACCAGGTACTTTACATTCATCAGGCATAGCAGGTGTAGGACCGGTAAACGATTTATTAGGAATGTTTTTTGGTGTATTCCAAAATAATGCTTTGAGTAAGCCGCTAGATTCTACTTTATGAACCTTGCCATAACGATAGGTATATTCTTTGCAACAGGCTTGTAGTAGTTTACTTAGCCAAATATAGTTTGAATCAGATTGGCGACACCAGACTGCGGAAGGATGATTGATGTGAGTAGCAGAATACAAAATAGATTCACGCTCGTCAGAAAGAACATATCGAGTTTGTTTGCGACCAGTTTTACTGAGGCCAATAGATTGAGTACCATCAAGAATACGATGGGCAGTAGAAAGTAGTTGAGCATATTCAAGGATCATTTTCACGCAATGTTTATCAACGTGCATTTCAGCACACTTAACGGGGTCGTTATCAAGGTAAAATATATTCATAATGTAATTATACTACAATCAAGGTTAAATGTCAATACTTCCAATCGGTACAATACCCATGCTTCTTCAATTTCTTTAGGCCTTCTTCACAACGTTCACCAATATCTGTTCGGTATTGTGGGTCGTTACCTAACTTTACCATCTTCACGTGTTTATATGCCATATCTTTGGCTTCGCTGATAGTCTTACCTGTACCAGTCAATACCACGATATAAGAACCGGCAGTTCCTAATTCTGGAATATTCTCACAGAGTTCACCATCAATCATCTTCATTGTCTTGGACAATTTCATTTCACATGGATGTAAATTTTGGTGTGGAACTCCATCAGTCAATACGGGAAAATCTAAGTAATCTTCTTCTTCACGCTTATTGAATGGGAAATCGGCATTGGCCATTACAACACCAACACAAGTTCCTTCTTCTACTTCTAATGTATTTTTGCCGTTGATACAATCAAGCATCCATTGTGCAGGATCCTCATTCTTCATTAGAGGTTGCATAATGTTCCACATTGGATAACCAGGTCGAGCAGTCCATTCCATTGGCCATGGTGTGCCATCTTTTTCATCAATGATACAGTTCATGTCTAACATACCAACATAACCAATCTTCTTTAATTCTTTCTCCATTGGTTTCATTAGAATGTCAGCAATCTTGGATTGTTTGGTGTAGCGGGTAACAGTTCCCATCTCACCTGTGTTTACACCAAGGTCACCATTCATTTGCTTTTTGAATTCCCAACCTTCACACCAGAAATCCATCCAACCAGCAGGACCAAAAATACCTGTGCAGGCAATTTCTGTACCACCTTTGAATTCTTGGAGAATGAAATACGGTGCTTGCTTTGATTTCTCTTTACGTTTCGTTAAGAACCCAATCAGGTCTGCTTCGTCTTTAGCAACATAAGAGAGTGTCTTATCTTCTTCTTCACCACATGGTTTGCAAACATAACGCTTTGGATTTTGCTTAACAAAATTGATAGCAGCATCATAGTTTTTAAATTCGTGGGAAGGAATAATTAGACCACCGAATGCTTTGATAACATTCTGACCATACATACGGTCAAGTTCCAATTTGGCAGACTTTTTACCTGGACCAAATACTGGATAACCTTCGTCAATTAACTTCTGTATGTCATCCATAAACTCTAGGTTGTCTGCGGAGAAGATTAGGTCGGCGACCTTGACATAGGTCTTCCAGTTAGTTATCTTATCAACCAGACCTTGTCCAATGTGCGAGGAACGACTGCCTTTGGTATAGAGTTTAACTGTATGACCTGCTGCTACGCATCGGAGGCACCAATCAAGAGTAAGACCGCTGGGGTCAATGACTAGAATAAGCATGAGAATCCTAATAAAGGTTTAATGATATCCCTTTATTTATTCTTTCGGGATTGGTGTTCCTGTGAATAAGCTTTCGGTGTATTCATCTAAATCTTCTTCAAGAATATCCAAATTAACAGTTCTTTCAAGTGAAAGGTACTTACTTTTATCAAGATAACCTGCTATCTGTAAGAATTTGGTCATATTCCCAAGAATAAAAACCAAATCATCTGTATCAAATTCTTGAATGATTTTTGAAGCACCCCCAAAAGGGATAGCCTCATCTTCACATATTAACTTGAATTTACTCATAGTTTTGGAATGGACGCCAATACATCATCAACTGGTGGTTTTTCTTTCTTACCAGCTGCAATGCGACCATTCACTTTAGCAATATCTTCAGCAGAAACAACTTGCAAAGCTAATTGTTTGAACATTGCATAAGAATCTGTTACTTTAATGGTACGCTTACCGCCAACCGATGCTTGGTCAGGAAAAGCAATTTCACAACCACCTGTGCGTAAAGGAGCAATTTCCATTACCGTATCTAAATTAATAATAACTTGACAACCTTTTTCTACATCATTCACTTCAACAAATAACGACATTATGCTTCTCCTTTAGGTTCACGAATTTTAGCCAACTTGGCATTTTTTTCTGCTACTTCAGCTTGAATCATCATACCTTTCCAATGACCACGCTTACTAGTAGGTAGGCTTGAAAGAATCCGCTTGGTTTCTTTACTTAATTTAAAATCTTTATTTGTCATTTGTTTCCCTTGTCGCAGTCCTCTACTCGGATGAGATATACTGTATTAGTGGCAGGTCTTACAAAGTAACATTCGCCTTTAATATTCCACACTAAATGGTTTTGAATACCACCTTTGTATTCTGTTAATGGCGGATTCTCCATAAAGAATGCCACGGCAGCAACAATGAAGCTGCCGATAATAACACCAAAAAAATAACCAGCAAAGTTAATTGCTTTGATTTTATCCAAAAATTTTGTGAACATCAAATATTCCTTTATCAATAAGATATGTTAGGCTAACACAGAATACTGCCAAGGTCAATAGAAAAATGGTAAACTTTGCTGATTGTTCACGAAAATGTTCCACTTCCAATTCAAGCATATCTTTCTGTGCCTCCAACATATAATTGTCGGGGTCATCCATCAATTCAATAGTTTTCTTAGCACCAGCCAATAATCTCTTGGCCTGCCAAAGGTAATAATAAGGTATCATTTTAGTCCCAAAATCCAGTCCAATATTTTCCCATCAATCTGAAACCATTTAGTTTTCGTTCTTGATGTGTTTTTAGGCCTTTTTGGTCAACTTTAACTTTACTAACACCTTTAGTTAAATCATCTAACCATTCTTTATGACTATCTTCTTTATAAGCAGAATGGTCAAAAAATTGAGATTCATCATCATCTTTGGTGTGCTGTTCTAGTGCCCAAATAACTTCATCCATAATATAATCCCAACGCTTAAAATGATTTGAATCGGTATCCCATTCATTTTCTTTTGGTTCAGCATTAATGCTTCTTAATTCTTCCGGCACATCTTCATCATCAACGAATGGGGCGCCATGCTTAGTTTCTTTCAACTGTTTCATAACAGGAAGAATAATTAAAGATAGGGTGTGGTCTGCACTCCAGCTATCCCATCGGTCAATCTTTACATAATTAACTCTCGGATGAATAACATCTAAGAACTTTTGCCAAACTTGGCAAATTGGATCTAAAAATTTAACCCACTTTTCATACGGATTATTGGGGTCATCCTTGTGGTTGTAAATACGATCCTCATCTTTTTCCCAAAAGCAAACCTTTTTGAGAATGATATAAGGTGATAACCAATGATTACGATAGTTACTTAATATTACTTTCATTTTTTATTCCTCTCAGCGTGCCATTTACATAGGTCTTTATAATACTTTAATTCTTTTTCGTAATATTCTACTTGATTTTCTAATATTGTGGCAATAGGCGGTTGGTTATCTTTTCTTAGGAGATAACCAATCATCATACCAATAAAAAGAGCAAACAATAATTCAAACATTAAATCTCCAAATATTTCAATTCAAACTCTTTTGCTCGTTGCTCATACTTAGCATAACCTCTAGGATTACAAACAACTCTGGTATCACCCATCATGTAATCTGATACATTATGCATATGACCGTGGCACCATAACTTAATCTGTGGTCGATCCAAAATCAAATCAGTTAAATCAGAATGAAAGGCACCATTCATCAATGTATCATGTTTATACCATTCAGCAATACTCAATGGCGTAGGAGCATGATGCGTAACGACCACAAACTTTCTATCTTTACCGCCATAATCCGCAGTAGCAATCTTTATGTAGTCTAACATTTTTTGATGGTCTTCCACAGAATCTTCTGGCGACCAACGTGAAGCTTTTTCATAGTGGTCAACTCTTTCAATAACCAAATTGCCTTCAGCATCTTTTAAATGCAAACCAGAACCATCTGGATTCTTGGCATAAATTACATTCTTATGGTGTGTCATACGATTACTATTCTTAATTAACTGAAAGTCATTCATACGCTGGCCACAATGCCACATAGTCAAGGAATCAGACTTATTCATATCAGTCCATAGTGTACCACCAACAAAAGTAATATCTTTATACTCCCAAGTTTCTTTCTCCAGAAGGTGAACATTAGGCAAATCTGCTAAATTGGCTTTGAGTGTATCATAAGTTTTAGCAATATCATAATCGTAATGCTCGTGATTACCTAATACATACACAACTTGTGGAAATTGGAAAGCACAACGCTTGAAAAAGTCTTTCACCATTGCACGCTCTTTAGGTTTGTGCTTGAAAACTTTAGCTGTGCAAATGTCACCCGCAAGAATTAACACTTCAGCATTCTCCTCATTTTTGAGGAAAATATTACCAAATTCTAAATGCAGATCATCGCATACAGCAATTTTCATTTTAATTCCATATTCTATGTTTTTCTGCTATCCATTCTTTTCCATCATATTCTTCAAGCTGCCATTCCACTTCATCGGGAATATCTACTACTTTTAACTCTGCAAATCTACCATTGGCATCATCGCCTAATTCTTCCACAACACGAACCAAATATTGATTATTGCGTTCAATATCGTAATAAGACCAATCTTCTTGCCAATCTTTCCATTCAACCATGGAATATTGGCAGAATAGTTTTTGTGCCTTTTCGGATAAACTAAATCCACCGTGACAGGTATTGATTACAATTTTCAATGAAATATATCCTTATAATCTTCTTCTTGT